CTCGTTTAACCACCCCAAAATGTTTAAGTTATTCATAGGGTTAGCGTTGTTACTTGATGTCATTTATACCCCCTTGCCCTAGCTCGCCTGCTAATGCTGCATACCCACACATATCAATAGCATTATCAACATGCGATGGACTGTGTTTATATCTAGCTATTTTGAGTAGTGTCATTAATATTGCAACATCTTGAGGAGTGATTGGATGATTAAGATAAGCCGACCATAATCGACCAATGTTAGCAAAGTTGTTCTCTGCTTGACCATGAGTAGTCTGTCTGTCTTTAGTTATATATTCATTAGCAGTTCTTAATATTTCTGTCTTATCCATGCCTTACCTTTCTTATAATATAAATGATACACACTATACACACTAACCACTTAACATAGTCTAATGCACATAGTATATCACATAGCACATACTCATCCATCTATGCGTAAGGGCGTGTGCCTGACTTGTCTATGATAATCGCTTGCTTGCGCGCTATATACCCTTCACCATTAGTTACAGATATATGCACCCAACTATCAAACTCTCTAATCAATTGGTCATACTGAATATCACTCTTAATAATCTTCTTAACAATCTGATCGGGAGTTAATCCATCTATTCTAATATCAGCCGCACATCCAATGCAATGCTGACTTGTTGGCTTACTACCTAATAAAGAATTAACTGTAATACTGCGATAAGCACTATTAATGCGAATAGGTTGATTAAATAAATTGCGAACATCCTCAAGTAAAGTGGCAAGGCGAGTAAGATTAGCAATAGTAAATTTATCAGGATTGTTATCCAAAGAATGTCGTTTAGCAATATCACTATAAGTCAATTCATCTAAAGTAAAGTGTTCTGATAATTTCATTTCTTAATACTTAAATACATTCTTTCACCAATAATAAAACTCATGCAAGCGCCTGTCATATCCAAAAATACTGACACAATTCCTAATTGAATGCCTGGTGAATAAACTACAAATATTGTAGCAAGCAAAATAAAAGTAATAATGACATATCTATATGATGCTCTTAAATCAACAATCCATTTTGATGGCTCGCCTGATGGTGTATCTAATGCGGCTAATGCTTTAAGCTTTTCTGTTTCTGCTTGTATTAATTGAATGCGCTCTTGCATATTTTGTGGTTGCCCACCTGCGCCACCTGTAAACTTGGCAAATATACCACGCACTCCATCAGTAAATGCTGGCACTAATGCTGGCAATATTAATCCTAAAATTCCACCCATTTAAAACTCCTTTATATCAAGTCCAATATAAACATCACAAACTTTCTTTGCTAACTTCTTAAATCTTTCTTCATGCTGATCGTAATCATCATATCCATTATAATATAAATAAACATGACAACATTCGTGAAGCATGGTTACAAATATCTTATCCCAAGTATCACACATTTTATCTATTTCAATTCTCATAGGATGAGTATGAAAATATCCCATGACTTCATTAGTATTGATTACAGAAAATGTTATACGATGCGCTTGTGGCATACCACGCATTTCATTAAATGGCGGTAAAGATGATAATGCTTTATATATTTTGCGAAGATTCTGTTTCGTCAGTAACTTGCCCATAATCCGCATCCGTATAAGTAATCAATCCATTGTCAGAATAATATAAATATTTGCCTTCGTTTTCATCTTGTGTTTTTAAACTATGATGCGGCTGACATAAGCTTTGAAACAGATTACTTCTAAACTTACTCTGATCTTGTCTATGCGGAAATACATGGTCTATATGAAGCGCTTGAACCACTTTACCTTCAAGCAAGCAAGCTGCACATAATGGCTTTTTGCTTAATTGAGCTATTCTTTGTTTCTTCCAAAAAACAGTTGAATAAAGCTTACTATTCTCTTTACCTTTATCTGTTATAGCCCCACCATGATCATTGCAAAAAGTGGATCGGCTAGTCTTTTCATTCTTGCAACCTAACTCCCGACACTTTGTATTGAGCGGGGCAGTTGGCATTAATCTAAAAAGGTTAAACGATATATGGTTGAATCAAGAAGCGACATAAGATTATCAACACTATTTTGAATAGAACTATAATCACCTACAACCGCTCTGTTCTTTACTAAAAAATCTCTTACTGCCATAACTTCTGTTAGTGCATCAGGATTAGGTGCTTCATAAGTTGCTGGATATTCCACAATAACTTGATATGCGCCTTGCCATTCTTCAATGATTGAATCCACAAGATCAGGCAATTGTTCATAATACTTTTGCAGTGCTTTGTGTTCTGAATATGATTTGGTCTGTAAATGCAAGGTATGACCATTGGTTGCTGCATGAAGTAACTTTAAAAAGAATTCGCCAATAGTAACGCTTGGCAATACTATTTCAGCTTCATGGATTGAATATACTTTTTTCATAAGGTTACCTATTCATTAGATAAATGGCTATTGCCATGATAATAACACCGAACAATAATTCTATCATAAATTGACCTCTAAAATTGTTAAAGTTTGGTGTAAAAGCTCTGATTCTGTTCCATACTTTTTTTCAAATGTTCTTTGACCTGAATGTAGCGCAATTCCGTATCCGCCATTTTGATGATGATTTGGACATAAGGGGATCGCAAGCGACCAATGGCTTTTCCTACCCATTCCAGCGCCATGCCTGATATGGTGAATATGTGGTGCAGAATAGCCAAAACCAAGATTGCGACAGACAATGCACCCAATTTGAGATAACTTTTCATAATGTTCTTTTTCATTTTTAGTCAATTGACCATCCTAATTGTGAGAAATACGATTCTATTTGCTGAATATATAAACTAAATTGTTCCACAGTCAAATCTGTTGTTGATCTAACATAAGGCACTTGAACCTCATTAATTGTCTTTTGTTCTGTAAGAAATAAATGTCCACATAGTAAATGCACTTCCATTGGAAGATAACCTGTAAAGTTACTAATGCTTTTATACAATCTGCCCCACAAAAATTTATTAGCTTCAATAGACCGCTTATCGCCACTAACCTTTTCTTTGATTGTAACTTGGGGTGTCTTGCCTTCTTTGATTAATTCTTCCAAATAAATCATTAATTGGGGCATGTTCTGACTGCTCACTATCCAATCTCTCTGCTTCATCTTTTAGCACCTTTGCGTCATCGTGTATTTTAATCATTTTGTGGGCATCCCATAATACATATTTATTAGCGCCATCAGCTAAAGTGTATCGAGATATATAAAAATTATTGCGCTCAATGCAATATTTACTAACCTTGCTCCATTTGTTTTGCATTTTAGTCCCCACAAAAGCAGGCAATAGTTTCTTCTTCCGAACCAAACATATCACCTTGAGTTTTAGAATATTCCATCATTTGTTTATAACTAGGTCTATCTTTTCTAAATCTTGCACCATCACCTGTAAATTGACCTGTTGATTTTATTTTAGTTTCTTGTTCTATCCACCATATTGCTCTTTCAGGTTTTTCTTGGATTAAACTTAAAGTTTGAGGATACCCTTTAAGAAAACATAAATCACAATTTCCATGATAAGTTTTTCCATTAATATTAGGTAACTCTAAATCAAACTCTTGTTCTGCCCAAAAATTTCCAACATCTTTAGAAGTTATGCCATCAACAAACAATGGCACTCTATCTCTAGTTACTTTAGCCGCCCTTCTAGGTTCGTCTGCTCTTATACCAATCCAATCAGAATTTTCATCATGCTTCCAGCCCAAATCTTTTAAATACCTATGAATTGTTCTGATCTTTAATTCTACTGTGCAAAACCTAGTAACAGGATTAGGTAAATAATTTTTCTTTTCAATAAGAGCCGCAAAAGGTTCGCCATTTCTGCTAGCAGTTTCATAAGTTATTTCTTTGTATCTTGGCTTTTCAGGTAAATATTCAAGCCAAACTATAGGGACATTCCATTTTGTTGCACAATCATTAATAAATTTAAGAGTTGCTTCTTCTTCTTTTCCTGTATTAGCAAATATTACTTTTGCATCATTAGGCAATCCATTATTAGATTGCAACACTCGCCAAAGCATATAACCTGAAGTTCTACCACCGCTAAAACTAATTACTGTTGGTTCTATTATCTTAAAAGGATCGCTCATTTAGCATGCACCGCTTCTTTAGCAAACTCAAGCGATATTGCTGGATATTTTTTTGGGTTAGCAATAATACGATGCGCCCAAGCCCTCATATCTTTTAGCTTCTTATCCTCAACATTATTATCTTTAACAAATCTATTTACATTTGCCGCATATACCGCATTAGCTTCTTTAGATAGTTTCGGTGCTTCAAGCTTCATATACTCTATTGGCTTCTCTTTGACCAATGTCAATATATCTGACGGAGTTGGCATAAAGCGCGATTGATCCACCCACTTGTCAAAAGCTTTTGTTACCTGAAGAAATTCAAATCGTTCTAACTTATGAAACCAAACTCGAAGTGTATCTTGATCTAAAGGTTGTTTTTGATACAGAGTTGTTACTGTGTCCATCATTTGTTTAAAGCCTATCTTATCGTTTAATATCATTAATAATCCTTTTATTTAGCCATCATATACAAACCAACATTTCCTAGCGCATAACCAAAATAACAAATACCCATTCCATGATTGCCAATCCAAAACTGTTCGGCGCTGATATAAGTGTATATAGCGCCTGTAATAATAATTAATATATGGCTCAAAATGGTGGATCATCTCTTATTAAATCAAATACATTTTCTTTTGGTAAAGCTGGCAATCTTTCAATTTTATGATTGCCCCTATGCAATATATAACATTCAGCTTCATGCTTTGTTCTAAATCTGCGGATGGGTTCGCCTAGATCATCAAAAACCAAGTATCTAAATAAGACTTCCATGGAGTAATTCATCGTATAAATGTTAATTCTAACACTAATGATAATCCTAATAACAGACCAAAAAATCCACCTATCATTAATATTTTGATTGCAATATTAATAAAACTAACCATTAAATTCTTCCCATAAGAAATATAAGACGAGTGTAACAACCAGGAATATAACCACCCACAAAATAAAACCAACAATTTTAAAGACCAACCACAAATTTGCTACTGTCATATTTCTTCTCAACTCCGTTAATTGTTTTAGATTCACCAGCTATTAATTTAGTGATGGTAAGATTATGGCGCTTACCTTTAAGGTCGCGCATCCACTCCAAGCTATCAGGCTCAAAGAATGAAATCATCTTCCAAACTATTTCGCCATTTTGACCTGTTTCTTCTATTAACCAAGCTTTAGTTTCCATGTCTTATCCTTTTAGTTTCTCTAATATTACTTTTGCATTTCTAACACAAGGTATTTCATCGTATCGAGGATCGCCTTGAGTTAAACCTTCCACCATCCAATCTAAAGCTTCTACAAGCTCATTGACATCTCTAGCTAATGCTTTTCTATACTCAAGATCAGTTTGAGTTTGTCTATGCACTTTTAAAAGCCATTCTTTGGTATCGGGTTCTTTATTTTTCATTATTAATCATTCTGACAGATTTAAGACTTCGAGTGTTTGCATCAAATACAAATTCAATATTACACCTACTTGATCTTCTTTTGTTAGTGGCTGCACAAAGACCAACTTTATCATAAGCTCTTAAAAATACGGAATATGGTGCGACTATATCTTCCCTTGGGGCAACTGCTGTTTTAGCCACCTCTTGAACATTGAGTTCGCCATTTAACTGACGAACCCAAGTTTCTAAATTTCCCATTGTATTATCTTGTGTCATTTCTTGTCCTTAATAAAATATATGATTTGCTATCGCTATCTTAACTTCTTTTTGTCTTGCCCAAAAAGGTTTAACTTGCCTGGTGTGATACCATTTAGCCCCCCTTGTTGGATCGCTTATCCTTCTTTCTAAAATCGCTTTTGCAAGCGGTTCTAAATAAGCTATCTGTGTTTGTGTAGGCATACCATAATCAAGAAACTGATATTGAGCTGGTTGCTTCATTATTTGACAAATAGTTTTCGGATATTTTGGATCGGCTTTGCGGTTAATCGCAGTATAAGCAACTGCAACTTTTCCAACATCAGGTTCACCGCGAGCTTCGCCAAACATAATTGCTGATAGACATAAGATTTCATTTATCATTGTCTTTCCTAAAATGTTACTAATACAGACGGCTCATCCAAGAATCTATGCTGATTTAAATAAGTGCTAGCATTTGGTATAAACTGTCCACCCTTCTCAAACCATTGCTTGCTTTCTTTCTGCCAAGCTAAAGTTTTAAGAACATCTTGTAAATTAGGTCTTATCTTATTCCAAGATTTCTTTGCTGCTTCTTTACCGACCTTTTTTGGATACTCTTGCCAAAATATATCAAAATCGGATGATATATCTATATGGTTATTAGTTATTAGTTCTTTGTTATTAGTTATTAGTTGGTTGAACATCCGTTGAACGCCCGTTGAACGCCCGTTGGAATTCGCCCGTTTCTCGGCACTCTTACGACCTGCTATAGCAGCTTGATCTACCCTATCGTGATAGAATTTAATCTCATCATCAGCCCGTCTTTGAATAAAACCAGCTTCAGTTTTAATAAAGAAATCTTTAAGCACATTTTCAATAGCATTCTTTTCATCTTGTGTCCTCGCAGTAAGTAATCGGAATATTTTGTCTATATCTAATGGAAGTGGTTCTTCATTAAGATAATATTGATCTAGCAGTTGATGGTAACAACCATGCTCTAATAAGGTTAGATGCCCTGTGTCAGCTCTGTAGTCTGATATATTGTGTTGATAGTAGTGCAATTAGTTTCCCTTCTTTTATCTTGTCTTTTTTATTATTAACCAATTTTTATGGTTCGCGCAAGTATTTTTGTATTATTTTTTGTGCTTCTTCAAATCCATAAGCCACTTCTGCACCATAACCCATTGATTCGGCTAAATTAAGGAAGTCTTCTTGGTTTTGTTGTAATCTTGCACTTTTATCCTTCTTCATCTCTATAAATAGCCCATGAAGACCATTTGCTGGGATCATAAGGAACAAATCAGCCACTCCTGCGGTTACCCCCTCTTGTTTTAATTTAATAGCCGTTCCGATATGCCTAGCGCCCCCATTTGGAATAGCCCATAGACATTTTGCCATTAATGGATATTGCAGCCTAAACCATTGGATAAGCAAAGACTGTGCCAGGTGTTCGTTATTCTTCATAAGTGCATTATATCAGTAACCAGTAAACCCTTAACAACCAGTAGAGCCAGTAACCGGAACGACCACAACTGGCACTTGCACCGGAAAATGACCGGAAAGACCGGAACAACCACTTACCCCCTGAATAACCAGTTTAACCAGTAACCGGAAGACCCCTAGTAACCGGAACGACCAGTAACCGGAACGACCCGAATAGCCAGTTGAACCAGTAACCGGAAGACCCTTAACAACCAGTAGAGCCGGAAAAAACCATTGATTTTATTGAGTTTTATTAATTTTTTAGCTTAACCGGAAGACCCTGATCGACCACTTTAACCAGTAACCAGTAGGACCTGAATGACCAGTTGAACCAGTAACCAGTAAGACCGGAACAGGCACTTTAACCAGTAACCAGTAGAACCACAATAGCCAGTTAAACCACAAAATGACCAGTAAGACCGGAATGACCACAACACCCCTTAACAACCGGAAAAACCAGTAACCAGTTCAACCTGAATAACCACTTAAACCACAAAATGACCAGTAGAACCGGAATAACCACTTCAACCACAAAATTTAATATAAGCAAATACCATGCCAAGTTAATTTAAAAAAATTTGACACAAATTATAAAAAGAGTATATTGATTTTTAGCAACACATTATTAATGAAACTTTAAGGAAACTAAAATGAAAACTACACTTACAAAACAAGACCTAGAAATTATCAAATCTTTAATTGCTGACAAAGTATTTGGCAATCCTAATATTTCTTTGCATGATTCTTATTTAAAAATTTACACAAAAATAGTTTATAATCTTTCTAAACAAGCGCAAAGAAACTAAAGGAAACTATATGAAACTACTAACCGCACTATTAATCGCACTACCAATCGCTTCATTTGCAGGCGAATCACCCAAGCTTCGATACAATTGGGTTCAAGATAAATATAACTATGCACCCGCATCAGCCAAGCTTAAATATAATTGGACTGCCGACAAATACGAATTTGTTGCACCTAATTCAAAACTCAAGCATAATTCGCAAAGTAATAGTTATGAATATGTTCAAACACAGATTGATCCCTATAAATCAGACATTGAATAAGAAAAGGATAATACAAGATGAAAAAAGATTTAATACTCGGTTTAATTTTTGCAAGCGCCTTTTGGTTTTGGTTTTGGCTTTGCCTATATATATTAACTCCAATGGTTTTTGAATGGTTGGGTAAATAATATGGCTACCGCATTAGTTAGATTAATTGAAGGTAAAAATATAGTAGGCATGTTCGTTTATCGTGATCCTGAAGATTTATTTTGGTTAGTGGATCAAGCCACCAATCCTTATGAATGTGAATTTATTAATATTAAATATGGTGGTCTTATTTGGAAAAATGAATCACCACCTCTTTTTTCTGATGCTTTTTTTAATGCTTGGAATGCTGATGATGATGGTGAAGCTATTGGTGATATGAATGATGAATTTTATGATGGCGCTCAATTAGATGAATATGCTTTTGAACAAGCGATTGATTCTGATTGGAGTAAAATAACCAAAAAATTTAAGGATGAATAAAAATGTTGCCAAATCAAGAAGATAAAGATAAGATAGCCACAAATCAACAAGTTACGGGGGCAAGTATGTCTAGTCAAGAACGAGAGTTCCAAAACAAGATTCATATTCAAACCATGATAAGCACTGATCCTGATTTCTTGGATTTAGAGCCGCATATCTCTTTGCAAGAACTTATTGAACATCATATTACTTTTAATGCTGAAGTTTTTTCTGATTTTTATGATGAGATTACACTTCAAAATCAAGTAAAGATTATTCTTTATGATGGCAAAGATGATAAGATTGGTCGCATTAAAGATTTATATGATGCGGAAATTAAAAGGCTTGCAAAGTTTATTGCCGAGAACCATGAAACAAATACTTTTGCTCGGTGGGCTTATAATGATACAATTAACCATGTAATTTAACGAAACTTTTTAGGACAAGATAAGATGAAAACTTCCGAAAGCATTAAACAAATAGCTGAAGCTTTAGTATCCGCGCAAAAAGAAATTAGATTTGCCGCTAAAGATTCTACTAATCCTCATTTTAAATCCAAGTATGCCAATATCAATTCAGTTATTGAAGCGGTTAAAAAGCCACTCAATGATAATGGTATTGCTATCCTTCAATCATTAAGCCCATCAGACGACAATAAACTTCATCTAACCACTCGATTACTCCATAGCTCCGGTGAATGGATTGAGGATACTGCCGTCTGCCCTATTCAGAAACAAGACCCGCAAGGATTAGGATCGGCAATTTCTTATATTCGCAGATATTCAATTTCTAGTCTTTGCGCTCTTTATGCTGATGATGACGATGGTCAATCCGCAGCTCTTAATGCAGCAGATTATCTTCAAAGAATTAATCAATCACAAACTTTAGAAGAACTCCAGGTAAATTATAATTTTGTGATGGGTGAAGTTAAGAATGATCGAACTCTATCTAAAATGGTTATTGAAGCTAAAGATAAAAGAAAGGCGGAGCTATGATTGACGGATTAAGAAACTCTAATTTTTATGGTGTTGAACTAAAGTATTTAGATTCAGAACTTATGGCAATAGAAGCTCGTAAAACAAAGGTGGAAATGCTTAAAAGAGAGCTGGGTGATAAATATATCCTAGCCCCACTTTATGGCAAGTTAAAAAATCAAAAACTATGAATGGCGCATATTCTTATAAAGAAAGAAATAATGTCGTCAATATAGCTGAAGTATTATTTGAAAGTCATTGCCAATCTAAAGGATATTTTTATAGGCGATTAGGCTTTGATGAAAAAAATGATCCAATCCCTAACTTTTATGACTTAAATACTTTTATTAGAAATATGCCTGATTTTTATATTAACAATAATGGTAAGGCTGGGTTAATAATGGTTAAAGGAACTGCCAATATTAAAGCTTCAGAAATTAAAATGCTTCCAATGTTTATGGAATGGTATAGCTCTGAAAAATGCCCTTTGCTTTATGCTTTTTGCTTTAAAGATCACAAACCTTTATTGCTTCATCCCGATCAAGTAATAAATCTTTATGAAAAATCAACCGACCAACAATGGCACGATGGCGTAACTTATAGGAACTTAAAATTAAATGGATAGAATAATAAGAGGTATAGAGCAAGGCAGCCCCGAATGGCAAGCACTTCGAATTGGCAAAATTGGCGGCTCAAGAATATCTGATCTTTTAACTGAAGGTCGATCAGGCAATGAATCTTTAACTAAAAGAAAGTATAAGAATGAGCTTATTAGGGAAAGATTGACAGGGCGCAAATTAGATACCTATAAAACCCCTGCAATGCAACGAGGAATCGATTTAGAACCTATGGCTAGAGCATGGTATGAAGTTAAATATAATACCTTTGTGGATCAGGTAGCAATTGTTTTACACCCATCTATTGAAGGCGGTCAATGCAGCCCCGATGGTATTGTTGAAGCTACCAATTCTTTGATTGAAATTAAGATACCCAATCCTGAAAACCATTTGGATAACATCTTAACAGGCGGTAAACAATTAGAACAATATTATGACCAGGTGCAATGGCAATTAGCTTGTATGCCTGAAAAAGAATTTTGCGACCTTGTATCCTATGATCCTGAAATGCCCGATCATTTGCAAGGATTCGTAAAGCGTATTTATCGTGATGATGAGTATATTAACAACATGCAGAATGCGGTGATCGCCTTTTTGTCTGAAATAGAAACTATCGTAAATAACTTAAAGGAAATACAAAATGGCAATAACTCATGATCTAATCGCTAAAACAGGCGAGTATGTAAACAAAGAAGGCGAAACAAAAGCTCGCTGGACTAAAGTTGGAGTTGCAATGTCTAATAAACAAGGCGGCACTTCACTTCTTATTGAATCTATTCCTGTCAATTTTGACGGCTGGGTAACAATGAGAGAACCTCAACCTAAAGATGGTGCAGGATCAAATGCAACCGATTCAGCAATGCCATTTTAATGATTTTACTGATGGCGTGAGCTACAATGTAGCCCATAATTAAATTGCAGTATTTATTAATTAAGGGAAAATATTATGTGGACAACTCCAGCAGCTACAGAAATGCGTTTTGGCTTTGAAATTACGATGTATGTAATGAACAAGTAATTATACCCATTTAGGTATAAATGATTAAGGGGCTTAAAATGTCCCTTTTTTATTTGATATGATATGGTATCAATTATAAGATCATTTAATGTAGTGATCGCCCTCTGAATTAATACCTATAAGATTTGCTTTGTCTTCATCCCAAGAAGTTGTTTCATCTGAATCATAGTAGCGTTCTTCATAAAGTTTATTTTCTTTCTTACCCCAAATGCGCTCGTAATTATCATCATAAACTTTTTTTTGTTTAAGCTTTGTTGTTGATCCCTTGCCCGCTTCGCTATATTTACTTGCCATAATTTTCTTTCACCCAATTAGAAAAGTTAATTAAATCTGCTTCATCAGCATTGTGCTTCATTGTATTAGCTTTAGATGATATTACTTGAATATTGCCTTTAGTGTAACCTTTAGTATTATCTATGCGATCTAGGCTAGGGCTAAAATCTCTATTTCCATCAATAGATTTTTTTAAAGGCAGTCCCAAAATGGGACATATTTCAGGGATAATAATGTCTGATATTTCTATATCAAACGGAATTTTTTTGATTTTGGATCTATATAATGCTTGTTGGAATAAATTTTTTTCGCGATTGTTTGCCTTCCAATCTCTTAAATACTGACATCTATTACTCTTGTTTTTTAATGGCATAATCTATTTTTTAATTTTAGAATTAATCCATTCATAGATTCTAATACAATACCAAATTATTGACAGAAGCGCTGCAATAGCTGGTAAGAATTTCATTATTGCGCCAAAAGCCGTAATTCCCGAAACTGTATCTAATACATGTTTCGTGTGATCTTCCATATTCATTTTTATTTCTTTCTACTAATTAATAATATTACGCTCGAGAGCAGCAAACAGACTGTCGCTAGAAGATATATAGCAAATAGAGCCACAAGATAGTAAAATAACCAAATAATTTTTACCATCGTAATAATCAGCGCCAATATCTTTGATTGTTTTATTTTGTAGAAAATCGAAGATGTCATCAATGGTTTCATAAGATTCTTGCATTTAAACTTTCTATTATTACTTCAGGAGTAACAAATTTATTTGCATCATGCTCTGTGTCTTCCCACCATAAAAATTGATTTTCAACCAAATTATTTCTATCTTTCAATAGATTAATATTTTCAGGGTGTCCAAAGATCAGAGGATCAGAAACCGACCACAATACTATACCATATTTTTTCTTATCCCAAGCAAAATGTTGAAAAAAAGAATCGCAGCTTATCCATGTCACGCATTCATTAACAAGCGTTTCAAGTTCTTTTAGCGATAAATTTTTTCTAAAGTCAGGCACTAATTGTTCTTCACCTTCTATGCCTACTTGAACTATTGGCTCATCAATTAGTCTAATGAGTTCCTTCCAGTAAGGATAATTTTTAGCATTAGTCTTTCCGTTCTTTAAAGCTTTAGAATAAGGGCTAATAATAATCATACATACATCTTTCTATAAGCATCTTCTAAACTGCCTTTCCATTTCCATTGATACATTTTAATATAAACATTCCATGCGTCAATGTTGCCAAATAATTGATGCGCTTCAGCAATAGAACGCCCAGGCACTATGTCAGGATAGCAGGTAAATATTTCAGGATTTTTAATGTCAGGCAATACATGATTAAAAACTATATGATCGCCCATGCCACCTGTTAATATGACAATTGTTTTGTCGCTATAATTAATTAAATTATTAAATATAGTTTCATCTTGTCCATAAAGAATTTCATTTGATTCACTTCTTATACCGCCATTAGGATTTTTTAAATGCCAAGTGTTAGCATTAGGCACTACAAGAATTTTATAACCTTTTTTAAATAGTCCATAAGTAAATAAAGTTTCTTCTCTATGCGCTACTTTTGACAATGCTAAATTGTAATCATATACACCAGCTCTATACAGAAAAGAACAATGAAGATGCTCAACCTCTTTGACTTTGTTAATATAATTCCATTGAATATTAGGCTCTATATTTATATTTTCTATTTTGCCTGTGCATTTAGAAGTATCAAAATTTGAAGGCAAAGTAATAATTGCACCGCCAACCGCACCTACATTTTTATGAGCATAATTAAAAAGGTTTTGTAAGACATTAGGTTCAGGAATTGCATCATCATCAACGCGCCATACCCAATCAAAACCCATAGCATTAGCCATTTGATGAATATAATGCTGACCTTTTTTATGAGCATATACCCATTCCCATTTAATACCTTTTGCGTTTAATATTTCAAAGAAATGGCTATATACCAATTCTTTTCGCATATCTTGTGGCTCATCATTGTCATCAAAGATAACTAACTTATCAACCTTTTTTGTCTGATTAATTATAGCGTTAAGCGTTAAAGGTAAAGTAGTTTGATAACGACCTTTAGTTGCTACGGAACATAAAACACTATTCACTATCCCACCTCATAATCATAAGGTTAAATTTATTAGCGTCATTAATTTCAGGTAAAGTTTCTGAAATAAAGCCATGCTCATTAATATAATTGAATTTAAAATCAGGAAAGTGTGATTCGTTTAAGCCATGAAGCTTATGATGTTCGCCCCAAAATCCTACAGGTTCATTATGCGGAGTGGTAAGAAGAAGTCGTTTGCAATGCTTTTTAAGTTTTTGTGCTATCTCAAGTCCGTTATCAAGGTGTTCAATAAGCTCAAAAGCGATTATGGTGTCATATTGAGCTAAAGGGTATGTGTTGATATCAGCGTTTGTAAAAGATGTGTTTAAGCCCCATTCCTGTTCGCGTGCGACCTCAATAATAATAGGATCGTAATCTAATCCTATATAATTAACATTGTTTGGAAGAAATTGTGAGCCGTAACCTGTAGAGCAACCTATTTCAAGAACAGATTGTCCTAATAGATTTTCTTTTAAATTGCGGTTAGCCCATAGATAACGAGTAGCTTCTCTAGGAAAGACTGGATCGCCTTTAAGAAAAACCGCTCGCTCAAAATTGTTTGTCAGTAAAAATCTGTAATGATTTTTATCATGTTGTTTAAAGTAGGGTAGTGCATCTTGTATTGTCTTATCCATTTATTACTCCTATGCTGTTTGATCGTATAGCAAATTAGAACCTGCCCTAACTGTTAATGTTCCTGAAGTTACTTTTAATCCGTTTACTGTTAATACACCAGCCACAGAAACCACAATTGTGCCTGATAATATAGCATACATTTCAGTAGTTGCAGTAGTCCAACAAGTTGTTCCTGCCGCCGCTAATGCAGTTTGTCTTGATGTTGCCACAAGCGTTGTTCCTGAAGCTTGAGCAGTTTGCACCCATTCAACAGAAGTTGCAGTTCCACCAAACGCTAATGTAAATTGTGCGCCAGCCGCAGAGCTTGATTGTCCGTAAATATGAGCAACAAAAGCATGAGTTCCTACACCTAATGATGCAGAAGCCAATCCAATTGATTGAAATGTTTGAGTGGTAATACCTGAACCGCCTGTTGTAGCCATTTGAGTAGCAATTGCCGCCGCTCCACTGTATCCTGATATTCCACTAAATCCGCTGTAACCACTTACGCCACTACCTGAATAACCTGAATACCCTGATATACCTGAACCTGAATAACCTGATATACCACTATAACCTGATGCGCCAAATCCTACACTTGAATAAGATATAGACTGAACAACATCGGTTGTAGTGCAAGCGCCAATAGTAAATGAAGTTCCGTTTGTAGCAGTAACATCACTTGCCGCTAATTTTGCACCATTGCGATAAACATCTAATAGACCTACTGTGTATGAAACAGTAAATACAGTTTGACCAGCAGTTGGTGTAAAGTCAGTAACAGTTCTAGCTACATTGACAGAACTAGCACCGCTATAACCTGAATAGCCACTTATACCTGAACCTGAATACCCGCTATAGCCCGAAATTCCGCTAGCACCATTAGTTCCATTAGTGCCTGAATATCCACTTATACCGCTGCCACTATATCCTGAATACCCTGATATGCCGCTTGTTCCTACCGCGCCACTATATCCGCTTATTCCTGAACCACTATAACCTGAATAACCTGAAATACCTGAACCACTGTATCCGCTATAGCCACTAATTCCACTTCCACTATATCCGCTATAACCTGACACACCTGATCCACTATAGCCTGATATGCCACTTGCGCCACTATATCCGCTAATGCCTGACTGACCAGCAATATCAAAAGTCCAAGAAGCAAAAGTTCCTGATCCGCTAATTAAATCAACATTAACTGTTAAAGTTGTTGTTGTATAGGCAGTAATTTGCCCTTCCATAAAATTAGTCGTATTGTTAATTCTAACTCTAGCACCTACGACATAAGCATTAGTTCCTTGCGTTTGATTAACTGTAAATGCTTTAGAACCTGTGCCAATAAGAAATGAAGTTGTAGAAGTTAAGTTAGCATATCCTAGTCCTGAATATCCTGAATATCCTGAAATTCCGCTTGCGCCGCTAAATCCACTTATTCCACTACCACTGTATCCACTAAAACCTGATACGCCACTTCCTGAATAGCCTGAATAGCCACTAATGCCTGATCCACTATAACCTGAATACCCTGACAAACCTGATCCACTGTAACCACTGTAACCTGATATTCCTGAAGCCCCATTTGTTCCATTTGTGCCACTAATTCCGCTAAATCCGCTATAGCCACTAATACCGCTACCTGAATAACCTGAATATCCGCTTATACCTGACGCGCCATTTGTTCCGTTTG